AGAAGGAGCCAAAGCCAGAGCGGAACGCGCCTGCCTGTCCGAAGTGGCTCGATAAGGATGCCAGTAAGGAATGGCACAGGCTGGCAAAGAAGATGGAAGCCATCGGTGTCCTCACCGAAGTCGATATGGCTGCCTTTGCTGCATACTGCCAGTCTTACGCAAGATGGAAGGAAGCTGAGGAGTTTATCACAGAGCACGGCACTCTTGTCCGGACACCTTCTGGCTACTGGCAACAGGTCCCGCAGGTCTCCATCGCACAGACCTACATGAAGCAGATGGGAAAGTTCGCGACCGAGTTCGGTCTGACTCCGGCATCCCGTTCCCGCCTGATCGCAGATGCCGGGAAGCCAACGCCAGGAGATGAGATGGAGGAGCTGTTGGGAGGTGATCCGTAATGGAGAAACGTCCCAATGATATGCCAAAGCTGACCGATTACCAGCCGACAAAATTCATGCTTCCAACATCTCACTATGATGCGGCGAAAGCAGACCGGGCGGTGAAGTTCATCGAGATACTTCGTCACACCAAAGGCAAGTGGGCCGGAAAACGCTTCTGGCTTCTGCCTTGGCAGGAGCAGATCGTCCGAGACTTATTCGGGATCATAAAGCCCGATGGAAACCGGCAGTTCCGGACAGCCTACATCGAGATTGGCAAGAAGAATGGAAAGTCGGAGCTTGCTGCCGCAGTTGCCCTGTACCTGCTCTACGCAGACAACGAACCTTCTGCTGAAGTTTATGGCGCTGCCGCAGACCGACAGCAGGCGTCGATCGTTTTTGATGTCGCCCACCAGATGGTAAACATGGTACCGGCGCTACTGAAGCGCTCCAAGATCATGGCCGCCAGCAAGCGAATTGTAAATTACAGTAACGCCGGATTCTACCAGGTGCTTTCTGCAGAGGTGGGAACAAAACATGGACTGAATGTTTCTGGTCTTGTGCTAGACGAGGTTCATGCACAACCGACACGAAAGCTGTATGACGTTCTAACCCAAGGCTCCGGTGATGCGAGAGAGCAGCCGCTATATTTCCTGATTACTACCGCCGGAACCGATAAGAATTCGATCTGCTACGAGCTGCACCAGAAGGCAAAAGACATCCTCTCCGGGCAGCGTGTAGATCATACGTTTTATCCAGTCGTCTACGGACTGGAAGATGATGAGGACTGGCACGATGAGAAAAACTGGTACAAAGCAAATCCAAGTCTCGGGCAGACGATTGACATTGAACGTGTCCGGGAGCATTACCACGAAGCGATGGAAAATCCGGCGGAGGAGGCGGTGTTTAAGCAGCTCCGACTCAACATGTGGGTATCTTCAACGACCGCCTTCATTCCGGAGCAGGTCTTTGATCAGGGCAATGAGCCGATTGATCTGGACAGTCTCCGGGGAAGGGAATGTTACGGTGGACTCGATCTTTCCAGCACCGGCGACATCACCGCACTGGTTCTGATGTTCCCGCCGAGGAATGAGAGGGAGAAGTACATCTGCCTGCCGTTCTTCTGGGTTCCGGAGGACACCATTCCAATCCGGGTGCGAAGGGCTTCGGTTCCCTACGACGTCTGGGTGAAGCAGGGATACATGAAGGCGACGGAAGGAAATGTGATCGACTACAACTTCATTGAGAAGTTCATCCTGGATCTCTACAAGATCTACAACATCAAGGAAATCGCGGTCGACAGGTGGAATGCGACCCAGCTCATCATCAACCTGCAGGATGACGGCTTGACGATGGTTCCCTTTGGACAAGGCTTTAAAGATATGTCCGCCCCGACCAAGGAGTTCTACAAGCTGATGATGGAAGGAAAGATCATCCACGGTGGCAATCCGGTCCTTCGGTGGATGGCACTGAACGTGGTAGTAGATCGGGATGCTGCTGATAACATCAAGCCGACCAAGGCGAAGTCACCCGAAAAGATCGACGGTATCGTTGCATCGATTATGGCGCTGGATCGCTGTATTCGGCAGGAACAAGCAGAGAGTGTTTACGACAGCCGAGGGCTGATCACATTTTGATGGAGGAAGGATCTATGGGATTTAAGGATTTATTTCACAGAAGGAAGGCAAGAGCGGATCCGCAGCATGCGACATGAGGTGTATTAATTTAACTTTTCGATTACGTCTTCGGAAAGCAGCGGAAGCAATGAATTTGGAACTCCGTGCTGATCTTCAGAAGAATCTACAAAAAGAATAGTGTCATACTGCTTCTGGTCATTTGGCTTTGACAGTATATGCGTTACGACAAAGGCATCTTTAGCCTTTGAAAAGCAATCTTCATCACGTAGTGACTGAACAGTCATGAGGTTACTTTTTAAGTTTCCAGAAGCATCAAGATCTTCAGTTAAACATAATGTGAACTTTGTATCGGTTGTGCCGAATTTATAGACCTTAGTCTGTGTTGATATTTCTTCCAGCATGAAATTTTCAGAGGAGGCTACATCGATTAGATCCTCGAGGTGTTTCAGTTTGCGCTGACATAGGGCATAAGGGTGCCTTGGGGAGAAGAAAATCTGATTCGGTTTCAGGTGATTACTAAGCGCCAGGGAATAGAAACGCTTCGAACTCAGAGCAGATTCAACTCCAGTCAGATGCTTGAAGTTAATCGCTTTGTAAATGACTTCAATATAGCGGTCATCGAATACGTACAAAAAAGTTTTTCCAACAAGATTTGCCTTATATGAGACGGCTGCGCGATGGATAGTATTTACGGTAGACTGAAGATTTACTTTTTTGTTTGGCATTCATGACTCCTAAAAAAACACTAGATAGCCATAACAGCTATCTAGTGTTGTGATATCTTAGCGGTTATTTACTGGCTGTCAGTCTGGATATCCTTTCGGGTATCGTTCTGTCTCCGGTATCTTAAGTCCCCGGAGTGGACTCCCCATTATCCAAGGGGTGGCTGGATACCCTTTCGAGTATCGATGCGTCCGTGGTAATTAACCTGCCCAGGTGCAGTACAGCTTTACGTGCCGCTACACGGAACCTTTCTGATTCAACTTTATTATAGGACACGACAGTCAATAAATCAAGATTAGGAAATTTATCAATGGAGGAGGAATCAATGGGATTTAAGGATTTATTTCACAGAAGGAAGGCGAGAGCGGATCCAAAGGATGCAACATCCGGCAGTGTCTACCGCGCTTACTATGGGCACACCTCATCCGGCAAAACCGTGACAGAGCGAAGCTCCATGCAGGTGACTGCTGTGTATGCCTGTGTCCGGGTGCTGGCAGAGGCCGTGGCAAGCCTGCCCTTACACCTCTACAAAGAGGAGGACGGCAGCAAGGTAAAAGCAACAGATCATCCGCTGTACTTTCTTCTTCACAGTGAGCCGAATGAGGAGATGACGGCCTACACCTTCTGGGAGACGCTCCTCACACACCTTCTCCTGTGGGGTAATGCCTATGTGCAGATCATCCGGAATGGAAAGGGTGAGATCACAGCACTGTATCCTCTGATGCCAAACCGCATGACGGTGGACCGCGACGAGAACGGACACATCTATTATCAGTATCTCTGGTCCAAGGGATCAGATGCGCCGACCATGAAGGAGACGATCGTGAAGTTGTCTCCCCATGAGGTGATGCAGATTCCGGGGCTTGGGTTTGACGGCCTTGTGGGTTACAGCCCGATTGCGATGGCAAAGAACAGCATTGGTCTTTCGATGGCCTGTGAGGAATACGGCAGTAAGTTCTTTGAGAACGGTGCAGCGCCATCCGGCGTCCTCGAGCATCCGGGCATCCTGAAGGATCCGGAGAAGGTGAGAGATAGCTGGCAGGCAGCCTTTGGCGGAAGCCAGAATGCCGGGAAGGTTGCGGTGTTGGAAGAGGGCATGAAGTATTCGCCGATCTCCATCAATCCGCAGGAGGCACAGTTCCTGGATACTCGAAAGTTCCAGATCGATGAGATCGCAAGGATCTTCCGGGTGCCGCCGCACATGATTGGAGATCTTGAACATGCGACTTTTTCTAACATTGAGGAACAGTCGCTGGAATTTGTGACCTACAGTCTGCAGCCGTGGCTTGCCAGAATCGAGTCTGCGATCTCAAGGTCGCTTCTTACCCCGGAGGAGAAGAAGATCTACTATGCGCGTTTCAACGTGGATGGTCTTCTTCGCGGCAACTATGAGAGCCGTATGCAGGGCTATGCGACCGGCATCAGCAACGGCTTTTTGTGTGTGAATGATGTCCGGCGCTTAGAGAACATGGACCTCGTGCCCGAGGAGGAGGGAGGAAACTTGTTCCTGGTAAACGGATCCATGACGCCCCTCCGGAGTGCAGGCGCTGCTTATCAGAGCGGTTCTGGAGGTAGTGATCCTCCGGAGCAGGATGAGCCCCATGAAGAACCTGAGGAAGATACCGAAAACAAAAAGCCCCTAAGAAGGGGAAGGAGGAACACATGAACAAGTTTTGGAAGTGGGTGCGGAATAAGGCACCGGATGGAGAAGATCCGGACTTTGCTGCACGCACGCTGTTTTTAAACGGAACCATCGCTTCGGAGAGTTGGTTTGACGATGACGTCACGCCAGCTCTTTTTAAGTCCGACCTTGATTCCGGGAAAGGACCGATCACGGTCTGGATCAACTCTCCAGGCGGTGATGTCTGGGCGGCGGCACAGATCTACAACATGCTCTTATCTTATTCCGGAAAGGTCACCGTGAAGATCGATGGCCTTGCAGCATCAGCGGCATCGGTTATTGCGATGGCAGGAGATGAGGTTCTTGTCTCTCCGGTCTCCATGCTGATGATCCACAATCCATCCACGATGGCAATGGGGGACAAGGATGATCTTGCGCAGGCCATCTCGATGCTCGATTCCGTCAAGGATTCGATCCTGAATGCCTACGTCAAGAAGACCGGGCTCTCAAAGAACAAGCTCAGTAAGCTCATGGACGATGAGACCTGGATGGATGCGAGCAAGGCAGTGGAGCTTCATTTTGCAGACCGTGTGATGGAGAGACCGGATCTTTATCGCAGGGAGCAGGAAGAGAAACCGGAAGAGGACGATCCTGCCAAGGAGAATCTGGAGGAATCTGAAGAGAAAACCGAGCAAGCACCAGATGGTCCCAAGAAGAACAAGGATCTGCTTGCTGCGGGTTTTCTTTATTCCAGCCGTCAGATGGCGGCTGCCTTCACCAACAAGGTGAAGGAACACTACAAGGTTAAAAACAAGACACAGGATGGTCCTGATGCCGAAAGCAAAGTAGAGGAAGGCCGGAGCGTGGATGCTCTGATGGATCGCCTGAATCTGCTGCACACGATGATGTGAGGAGGAGAACACAATGAACGTACAGGATTTGATTGCAAAGAGAGCAAGAGCATGGGAGGCAGCAAAGGCCTTCCTCGAAGCACACAGGGGAGAGAACGGCGTTCTTTCTGCCGCCGATGGAGAAACCTATGACCGCATGGAAAAGGAGATCACGGATCTCACGAAGGAGATCGACCGCCTGAACCGTCAGGCTGCCATCGAGGCACAGCTGAGTCAGCCGACTTCTTCTCCTCTTTCCAACATGCCTTCCGCAGGCAGTGAGAAGCCGAAGAAGCAGGGACGCGCTTCCGATCAGTATGCAAAAGATATGCTGACTGCCATGCGCACGAATTTCCATCAGGTTTCCGACATCCTGCAGGAGGGTGTGGATGCCGATGGCGGATACCTCGTTCCGGAGGAGTGGGACAACCGACTCATCGATGTCCTGAATGAAGAGAACATCATGCGGGGCCTTGCAACCCACATCACGACTTCCGGTGAGCACAAGATCAACATCGCGGGAGCCAAGCCGACCGCAGCATGGATCGAAGAGGGTGGAGCACTGCAGTTCACAGACGCGAAGTTTGGACAGAAGATTATGGACGCCCATAAGCTTCATGTGGCGGTGAAGGTGACCGAGGAGCTTCTGTATGACTCCATGTTTGACCTTGCAAGCTACATCACCACTCAGTTTGGAATCGCCATCGCCAATGCCGAGGAGGATGCCTTCCTGAACGGCGATGGGAAGGGGAAGCCCACCGGTCTCTTTGATGAGACCAATGGCGGCACGGTTGCAAAGACCCTCTCCGGCACCAAGCTCGGCACCGATGATGTGCTGGATCTGGTCTACGCCCTGAAGCGTCCGTACCGGAAGAAGGCATCGTTTATCATGAACGACCAGACCCTTGCAGCTCTCCGGAAGCTCAAGGACAACAACGGCGCCTACATCTGGCAGCCGTCCTATCAGGCAGGAGAGCCGGACAGACTTCTTGGCTATGCGGTTCACACCAGCGCGTTTGCACCGGAGCTTGCCGCCGGAAAGCCCGTGATGGCCTTTGGCGACTACAGCTACTACAACATCGGCGATCGCGGCAGTCGTTCTATGCAGGAGCTTCGTGAGCTCTTTGCTGGAAACGGCATGATCGGGTATGTCGCCAAGGAGCGTGTTGATGGTCTTCTGGTTCTTCCGGAAGCCGTGCAGATCCTGAAGGCAGGAGCATCTGCCTGATCTGCAGAAGTAATTCAGAAATGATAGAGGCTCAGAGTGTCAAAGCTCTGGGCTTTCTTTCTAATTTGAAGGGAGGACAGGATGATCACGCTGGAGGAAGCAAAGAAATATCTCCGGGTCGATTCTGGTGACGAAGATGACATCATTCAGCAGGAATTGGATGCCGCTGAGAACTTAGTTGCTGCCGTTCTCCGGAAAGACAGTCTCGAAAATGAGAGCAGCCCGATCACAGTTGTGGCAGTCCTCTATACCCTTGCCTATCTTAACGAACACCGAGAGGAAGCCGATCATCATGCCCTGACCATCACACTTCGAAACCTCCTCTTCGGAGAACGGGATGCCAGGTTCTGATGGAGGTGCGGGATGAATATCGCAGCAATGAATGTAAGGCTTACGATCCAAAAGAATGAGGTCATCAAAGACAAGTATGGCAATCACACCAACACCTGGACAGACTTCTACACCTGCTGGGCAACACCGGTACAGAGCGGAGGATCCGAAAAACAGGAAGCGGGAACCACAAACAGCACCGATGCGATCGACTTTACCGTCCGGTATGCAAAGTGTCTCGATGGCTTGGACTCTACGAAGATCCGGATCCGGCGGGGAGACAATATCTACAACGTCACCGCCATTGATCCGATGGGGTTCAAGAAACGAAGCCTGAAGTTTAAGTGTGAGAAGGTGAAGCGATGAAGGTGAAAGTAGATGATCTAGCGGCGACGGTGGAAAAGACACTCTCGGACTATGTGGAAGATGTGAATGACATCGTAAAGCAGGAGATCAAAGATGCCGGGAAGGAAGCTGTAAAAGAGCTGAAGGAGAAATCGCCAAAGCGCACCGGAAAGTACGCAAAGGGATGGCGATCTACCGTCCAGAAGGAGACGGCGGTCGGCGCAGAAGTGGTTGTTCACAACAAGATCTATAGACTGACACACCTCTTGGAGAAAGGCCATGCCAAGCGCGGTGGTGGAAGAGTTGCGGGCATTCCACACATCGCTCCGGTCGAAGAAGAGATCACCGGGAAGCTATCAGATGAGATTGAGAAGGAATTAAAGGGCTGAGGATGGGAGGAAGCAATGGACAAGATCATACAGATCCTGGAGGAGTTGGAGAAGCAAGGCATCCCTTATGCCTATGATCACTTTGCGGAAGGGGAAGGGCCGGATCCTCCCTTTCTCTGCTTCCGCTGTCCGAACAGCGACAACTTCGCTGCGGACGGAACCGTGTATTTCCCGATCACAGAGATCGACATCGAGCTCTACACGGATAAGAAGGATCCGGAGATAGAAAAGAGACTGGAAGATCAGCTGATCCAAAGCGGGATCTTCTTTGAAAAGACAGAGACCTGGATAGATTCTGAGAAGCTCTACGAGGTCCTGTATTCATTTGAACAGGAGGCCTGAAATGGCAAGTAAAAAGAACAAGGTCAAGTATAACCTGAAAAACGTACATTATGCCATCGCAACGATCGCAGAGGATGGGACCGCCACCTTTGCGGATCCGATTGCATGGCCGGGTGCGGTATCTCTCTCGCTGGATGCACAGGGAGACCAGACGATCTTCTGGGCAGACGGCGTGCAGTATTTTGTCACCAATGCGAACAGCGGCTACAACGGTGACTTCGAGTCTGCGATGGTACCGGAGGATTTCCGGGAGAACGTGCTCGGCGAGATCAAGGACGGAAACGGGGTACTGGTTGAAGATGCGGATGCCCAGCCCATTCACTTTGCCCTTCTCTTTGAGTTTGACGGCGATGTGAATGAGATCCGCCACGTCATGTATAACTGCACCGCAACAAGACCGTCTGTGGCATCGAGCACCAAGGAGGATTCCATCGAGGTACAGACCGAGAGCCTTACGATCAACGCGACATCGATCAAGGATGCGACGCTTGGGAAGAACATCGTGAAGGCGCGCTCCAGTGCAGATACCACCGACGCCACCTACCAGAACTGGTACAGTAAGGTCTATACGCCTGCTGCAGGGAAAGCATCTGGAGGTTCTTCTGCGTCTGGCGGTAGTACTACACCGTCGACAACGACAAGTTCCAGCAAGTGATAAGGAGGAGCAAACATGTATCAGGAAATTTCCCTCCGGCTCAATGATGGGTCGGAGCAGAAGTTCCCGTTTCTCGCAACGGGGACCACAGCATACCGCTATAAGCAGGTCTTCCACCAGGATCTCATGATCCTCTTGAACAAGATGGAGAACAGCGAGGATGACCAGACCGACATGACGGTCGGTGACAAGCTGGCCTTTATCATGAACGCGCAGGCAGAAAAGCGTGACATGAACCAGCTGAACGAGGACGCCTTCCTCGAATGGGCGGATCAGTTCGACGGGGCAGAGCTCTTTTTACACATGCAGGAGTTCGTTACGCTCTATCTTGGATCGCGGAGGACAAGTTCGAAACCAAAAAAAGAAGCCGCCCAACAGAGCGGGAAGTAAACACGGCGGTGTTCCTCCTGAGGGCGAAGCAGATGGGACTGACACTGTCTGAGCTGGATGAACTGGATGAGGGGACTGTGATGGATATGATCATTGAGTCCGGGAATGACTTCTGCGACGATGAGTACCGGCAGGTGGCGACACAGGAGGATTTCGATTCGTTTTAATTCGCATCGGTAAAGAACCGGTGCTTTTTTCATGCCATGAAGGGAGGAGGACGCTATGGCAGATCGCATTAAAGGAATCACAATCGAGCTGGACGGCGATACGACCAAGCTCTCCAATGCCCTGAAAGGTGTGAATAAGGAGATCCGGGATACCCAGTCCAATCTTAAGGACGTGAACAAGCTCCTCAAGATGGATCCGGGCAATGCAGATCTTCTGGCACAGAAGCAGAAGTACCTGACCGAAGCCATCGATGCGACAAAGAAAAAGCTTGCCGAGGAGAAGGAAGCCCTCGCCCAGCTAAAGGCCGGCCCGCAGACCGAGGAGACGAAAAAACAGCAGGAAGCGCTGACGCGGGAGATCGAGGCGACCAAGCAGTCCCTCGAAGGCCTCGAGGACGAGTATAAGAAGTTTGGCTCTGTTGCCGGACAGCAGCTTCAGGTCGCCGGGGACAAGATGAAAGAAGTCGGCGGCAAGATCAGTGATGTCGGTGAAGGACTCACTAAAGGCATCACGGTTCCAGTCGCTGCAGTCGGTGCTGCCTCGGTTGCCGCTTGGAAGGAAGTCGATGAAGCGCTCGATACCGTGACGCAGAAGACAGGCGCAAGCGGTGCAGCTCTTGAGGATATGCAGAAGCGTGCCAAGTCGATCGCGGAGACGATTCCGACAGACTTTCAGACTGCCGGAGATGCCGTCGGTGAGGTGAATACGAGGTTTGGTCTGACGGGGGATGCCTTGGAGGATCTCTCTAAGAAGTTCGTAGAGTTTGCATCGCTCAACAGTACAGACGTCAGTACTTCCGTTGATAACGTATCTTCTGTCCTCAATGCCTTCGGTCAGTCGTCCGATGATGCCGGGAACCTCCTCGATGCTTTGAATCAGGTCGGTCAGGCAACCGGAGTGTCGATGGATACGCTCTCGCAGGATCTTTCCAAGAATGCCGCACAGTTCCAGTCGATGGGGCTTTCTGCAGAACAGGCGGCTGGCTTCATGGGTGCGGTGGAGATGTCCGGTCTTGATACTTCGACGATGCTCACCGGCCTTACCAAGGCGCAGAAGACCGCAACAAAGAATGGACAGTCCTTAAGCGATGCACTGAAGGATTTCTCCAAAACCATGAACAGCAATGCCTCTGATACCGAGAAGCTGCAGGCAGCCTACGACCTCTTTGGCTCCCGTGCCGGTGGCGCGATCTACAATGCGGTGCAGACGGGGAAGCTCTCCTTAAGCGACCTCTCTACCACGCTAGGAGATTATGCGGGATCGGTGGAGAGTACGTTCAATGAAACTCTGGATCCGCTCGACCAGATGACAGTTGTGATGAACAACTTAAAAGACCTCGGCGCGGAGATCGTAGATGCGTCGGCACCGATGATCACGGAAGCGATGACCCAGATCAAAGATGTGGTGACAACTCTCAAAAGTGCATGGGATGGTCTGTCCCCGGGAATGCAGGAGGCAATCGTCAAAGCTGCACTCATTGCTGCCGCTGTCGGCCCGGTCGTCGTCGGAGTAGGCAAGGTTGTCACCGCTGTGGGTTCCGTCACAAGTGTGGTCGGGAAGCTGGTCGGTTTCCTTTCCACAACGGCAATCCCGGCGATCACAGCAGTTTCCGTTCCGATTCTTCCAATCATCGCCATCATCACGGCGGTGATGGCTGCTGTAGTCGCAGTAATCGAGATCGTGAAGCACTGGGGAGAAATCTCCGAGTGGTTTGGCGGTGTCTGGACTACCGTCTGTGAAGGCGTGAAGGCTGTAGGCACGACACTTGGCGACTTCTTCTCCGGATTATGGAACGGTATTCAGTCTGTGACGGAGACTGTGTGGAACGGCATCAGCAGCTTCTTCACAGGACTCTGGGAAGGGATCAGTACAACAGCTACCACGGTCTTTACTGGCATTTCGGATTTTCTCGGAAATACCTGGACGACCATCAGCTCCGTTGCCTCCACCACATGGGGCGGTATTACATCCACTCTATCTGGTGTGTGGGACGGGATCAAGACGACAGCAGGCACGACCTTTGACAACATCAAAACCACGATCGGTACCGCGTGGGATACTGTAAAGACAAATACCGGGAATGCATGGGATGCGATTCAGTCATCCGTTGATCAGCATGGAGGTGGGATCAAGGGCATCATCGGAACGGCTGTGGATGCTTACAAGTCGCTCTGGGAGGCAGGATTCTCGAAGATCAATGAGTTGACGGGCGGGAAGCTTGGCGATGCGCTTTCTTCCGCACAGGGGAAACTTAGTGAGATCAAGGGAGCTTTCTCCTCCATGATCGAGAATGCCAAGAGCATTGTAAGCGGTGGCCTGAGCAGAATCAGCGGATTCTTTTCCGGCTGCCATTTGGAGCTTCCGCATATTAAGCTTCCGCACTTCTCGATCAGTGGAAAGCTCTCCATTGATCCGCCTTCGGTTCCGCACCTGTCGGTTAGCTGGTACCGGAAGGCTATGGATGATGCCTACCTCTTAAACAGCCCTACGATCTTTGGAGCTTCCGGAGGAAGACTCCTTGGAGGCGGCGAAGCCGGGCAGGAAGCCGTGGTTGGTACGGATAAACTGGCAGAGATTGTGAAGGGAGCTCTCGCAGGTGTAGGTGGCGGTGACATCATTATCCCTGTCTACATCGGACAAGAGCGGATTGATGAGATCGTCGTCCGGGCGACCCAGCGGAGCAACTATCGGTCAGGAGGTCGATGATGCATGTTAAGTGATTACCCCATCTACTTTGATGACGTAAAGCTCTTCACACCGGAAAGCTGGGAGGAGAGCTACAGTGTCGTTGAGAGTACCAATCAGACCGAGGCAGGAACGGATCAGGTCATTGTCACCAGGTATGACAAGCTGTCCGTCTCTGCCTCTTTTCCATGTTCGAGCCGGTGGGCAGCGAGGTTCGCGGAGTTTCGAGATAAGGATTCGATACAGGTAAGGCTCTATGATCTGAAATCACAGGGCTACAAGACAAGAACCATGCGGATGCGGAACTTCAAAACCGGGCCGGAGAAGCATTCAGAGAAGACGAGAGGGACGAATGGACTCTATACAGTAAGTTTTGATCTTGAAGAATTTTGATTAATAGCAACCTATGGATAAGGGGGAAGGAGGCGCTTCATGTACGCTGTAAGTGAACAATACAAGACTGCCATGAAGCAGCCGGTTCAGAGATTCCGCATGACTGGAAAAGTCGGAAGGGTGTCCTTTACAGATGACAACATCCTATCCGGATCCTTCTCCATCACGAACCAGTGCTCGGATGATTCCTCCGTCCAGATCGGACAGGTCTACATCGGGGAACTGGATGTGACGCTCATGAACCTGCAGATTCCTCGGTATAGCTGGAAGGGCCAGGAGATCGCACCGATTTTCGGAATGCGGCTTGCAGACGGAAGCTTCGAGGATGTGCCGCTTGGCGTGTTCACCATAGACTCTGCGAAACATACCGCTTCCGGTGTGGTGATCAAAGCCTACGATCACATGGCAAAGTTCGATAAGAATTGCTCCGTCACGTCCATCAACGGTACCGCCTACAACCTGATGCTGACAGCCTGTACGGCTTGTGGCCTCTCTCTTGGAACTACCAGTGAAGCGCTCGCGGCAATGGCAAACGGCTCGGATGAGCTTTCCCTTTATAGTGAATCAGATATCGAAACCTGGCGGGATTTTGTTTCGTGGGTGGCTGCCTCGATTGCCGCCAATGTCTACGCCGGACGGGATGGAAAGATCTATGTCCGTGCCTACGATCAGTCTGCGGTGGATGAGATCGATACCGAGCATCGGTTTACCGGATGTGAGTTCTCCGATTTCTCAACCAGATACACCGGTCTCTCCGTTGTGAATATCGATGCGAAGAGCACATCCTACTATGCCCTCGATACGGATGACGGCCTTACCTACAACATCGGCTCGGATCCCTTCCTCCAGTATGGTGTGGAGGAGAAAAAGGATGCACAGAGAAGGGCAATCCTCACCGCACTTTCGAAGGTTGACTACGTGCCGTTTAAGGCGGAGCTGATCGGGAATCCCGCCTATGATCTCATGGACGTGTTCCGCTTTACCGACGGCCTTGCCGACAAGGACAAGCTCTTCTGCATGACAAAGTTCACGTTCCAGTACAACAAGTCCTTCACGATGCAGGGCGTGGGGCAGGATCCGGCTCTGGCATCGGCAAAGTCCAAGACGGACAAGAACCTGCAGGGCATCCTGTCCTCCAATGAGAATCAGGACTATATCCGCTACTACGATTACCAGAACGCTGCTGATTACGACATCGCGGATACGGCAAAAGCCAAGATCATCGATATCCGCTATGTCACTGTGAAGGATACCCACATTGACTTCCACGCGGAGATCAAGCTGACGCTCGACACGATGGAGACGGAAACCGAGGAACTCCTGTCTGATACCGATGTTGTGATGTCGGTCACTTACTTTCTAAATGGTGAGGAGATCAAAGACTACATCCCGGTGGAAATGCTGCCGGATGGGACGCACCTTCTGCATCTTCTCTTCACCTGGAACAGCACGGCAAACCTTACCGGAAACTTTGAGGTGTGGCTCTCCGCTTCAGGAGGAAGCTGTCACATCGCACGTGGGGATGCAAGAGCTTACATGGCAGGACAGGGACTCGCAGGAAGCGGTGCGTGGGATGGCACCATTTCCGTTTACGATACGGTTCCGGAGATGAACCTGTTTCCGGTGTATCGCAGTTTTGAGGCTTCCGTAACCGTTGGCCTGCTCTCGCCTGAAACCACAGGCTATTCCGATATCGTTCCATCCATGCAGTTATCCAGTGTGCTGCAGCCGATCGCGGCTAACATCGGCGCGGTGAAGTTCCTGCACCGGTTTGATACGGAGCATCTCGATACCGTCACCTACAGCAGCGATGAGATTGAGGTGAAGGATGGCGCATGGAAGCTGAAGGATGGCATTACTCTGGCAGAGCTTGTGACATCTGACTGTACTGCGGATCAGATCCTTTCCATTACTTCGAACTGTGACAGCAATAATGTGAACTTCCTTGCCTCCTTTGACCACGGCAGTACCTGGTGGGAATACGCCAATGGCTGGATCCATCCGGATACCACAAAGGAGTCCTATGGAATGTTTGCTCCGGCGATGAAGGAGATCACCAAAAAGCAGTGGGAAGAGAAGCTCACCGGCTCCATTCAGCTGAAGGCAATCATCCACGAGAAAGGAACACTTACGGACATCCAGATCTTTACGAAAGAGGTGGAAGAATGATCAAAGGACATACCACAATCGAGCTCTTTAATGCCAAGACCGGGGAGCGCGAATTTCAATATGAGAAAGACAACCTTGTCACCAATGCGGTGCAGGAGCTGATTGCTTTCCAGACCATGATCGGAAGATCAATGAACAACAATGTCTTTCCTATCGCGAAGAATGCGCTTGGCGGCATCCTGCTTTTTGATGGAAAACTCACCGAGGAAGTGAACAATACGAACTTCCCGACGGAGGCAAAGCTTGTGGGCTACGCTTCCCGGGATACCAACACGGATGATGCGATGCGGGGATCCCTGAATGCGATCGAGACACATAAAACGGATACCGGCTATGTTTCTGTCTGGGACTTTGGCACTGCACAGGCAAACGGAACCATCCAGTCGGTTGCTCTGACGAGTGCCTATGCCGGGGTGAATCCCTTCCAGAGACAGGTCTGCGGGGATTTCTACTGTGACATGGATACCATCGAGAACAAAGAGCATAACGGGAGACCCTTCCTCGTTCAGGATGAGTTCGTGTACTGGTTGAATTCGGATGGTGTGACGGTGCAGCGCGGAAGATTTGATCCCTATGCGGTGAAGGTCGCGGACCAGACCTATGGTTCCTTTACTCTCCCGTATGAAACGGTGACGACGCTTAAGCTTCCGGATTACCAGAACTTTAGCAATATCGGCCCGGCAAAATACTGGATGCCCGGCACGGACGGCTACCTTTACCTCATCACGCAGAACAACCGGATCAGCAGCTACACCTCTTACGGGAACACCTACTACAACTATTATTACGATGAGGGGAACGAGAAGAACGATGCGAAGCTCTATCTCACGAAGTACAAGATGTCCGATCTTTCCTTTGAGAAACAGCCGGAGGAAGTGATCACATTAGCCGGGGTACATCTGGCTTCACGGAATGAATATTCGATTGTGGTCAACAAGGGATATCTCTATGCCAAATCTTATGACGAGCACGGTATCTACATCGTGAACCTGTCCAATCCGGTGGACATCAAGACCTTTACCTTTGATAACAGCGGAACCTTCGATGGGATGACGCCGATGCTCTATAACGGAGGCATTCAGTACCAGTATCGGTACCAGAAGGACGGGAACAGCTACTACAAGACCGGCTTTCTTTATCCGGATGCGTCTCACTCCGAGGAGGCGGTTGACGGAGCTGCAATCGAGATTCCACCGATTCTCCATTCTGATGGGAAGCTCCTTGCCACCTATCACTACGACGGGTATTACGACAACGACCGGATCCGCACCGCACTTCGGTGTGCCTATCTTGGCACGATCAATAACCTGTCGTCTCCAATCACAAAGAACGCCTCGCAGACCATGAAGATCACGTACACGCTGACAGACAAGGAGGACGCATGAAGAAGCAGTATGAACTCCCTTACAACTTTTCCTACGACTTTATTCCAAAGCTCTCGCGAAAACGGGAGCTTTTTTCATACATTCGCTGCATTTACCTTCCGGCATGGAAGGAGGACGCCGTGAGCACGAGACAGGACATCGAGACCAGAGAGGAGTATCCCAAAACCTATGAGGAGTATGTCTTGTGGCTGAAATGCCTGCAGCAGTTGGGGCTTCCACTCTGCGTGCTGATGCAAAGAGCTGCGACACTGGATGCTCTGGAGAAGTATTACAGCCTTGGCATTCGGATCTTCATTGATCTTCGAGAATCCTGTTTCCCAGATCGACTTCGGATCTTCACGATCAGCGAGGATGCGCTGGCGGTTGCCGCAAAGAGCAGACATCCGGAGATCTCGGTCACACTTTCGATCACAAGCGCTCTTACAGCGGCAGACATCCAGAGCCGGGATCTCTCCATGTACGACCACATCGTGCTGTTCTACTGGTTCTCCCGCCACCTGGATGTCGTGAAGGGTCTGCCAAAGAAGTACCGCTATATTCTGATTCCGAACACGGACTGCTACTGGAACTGCAAATGGCATGATGCACACTGGTTTGCCACAAGCCGGGAAGAAGAGAGGGCAGCCACGAGGCTGTGCCGGAAGTGCGTTCATGATATGCAGGACACTTCGTTTATCGAGCCGGAGAATCTTTCTTACTTTGATCCGTATATCGACAGTTACAAACTGGTGGACCGCCTCAATACAACCGAGCAGATCCTTACCGATCTCGAGCGGTATGCCTCGCGGAACACCGGCGCGCAGAAGCGGGAGGAGGCGTACTTCAATGTCGATTAAGAAGATCCAGTATGGTGGAGCGCACAAGGTGATCAAGCGGCTCTGCGAGGCAGTGAACCAGCTGATCGATGAGGTGAGACAAGTAGCGGAGTTCGATGCCGACGGAGACGGAGTTGTGGACAATGCCGCAAAGGTGAACGGACACACGGTGGCCTGCGACGTACCTGAGAATGCGGTCTTTACGGATACCGCCTATGACGATACGGAAATCAAAGCTGTCGTGAAGGAAAACACCGATGCCATCCAGAAAAATACAGAAGCTCTTGGCGGGCATACTGTAAAATCGGATGTCCCGGAAGGAGCCGTCTTTACGGATACGACCTACACCTTTGAACTAAGTGACAGCAAGCTCACGATCCGCTCCTCGGAAGGAACCAAACAGGTGCTGACTCTTCCGGTATCCGGATCTGGAGGATCCTCCGGTGAGGTCACGGAAGTAGGCAAGCCCTCCTTCGATCACATCAAGAACGTCACTGCGGTGACAAAGCTTGCACTGGATGTGGATGACGGGAGGGGCTTCATCACCTATCCCGCAAACAGCGCTGTGCATTTGAAGAGATCCTCAATCACGAAGAGTGATCCGGATATCCGCCTAAAAGTCGTGGAGGTACAGCTTTCGGACGGAACCCTGTCAACGGACATGGATACCTATAACGGATTCCGATTCTATGCCACAACAGGAAAGTGCATCATAGATAGCGAAGATAACGGAACAAGAAGCTATCCAGATGCGGATCAGATCGGGCATTTCAAGTTTGCCGATGGTGTTGCCAATGATGAGACAACTCTGATGGCTTATAACCAGGCAACGCTTAAGTACAAGTACCTGATGGTATATGTGGAGGATTAAGGAAGGAGGTGATTCCATTGATCGACTTTATCTTGAAATACTGGATTCAGGAGCTCTTTGCCCTGATCCTTGCTGTCCTCACTTGGCTCTGGCGGACGCTTCTCCGGCGAAAGCAGGAGAACGACGAAATCAAAGAAGGAATGATGGCCCTGCTGCATGACCGTATTTATCAGGCCTGCAGCTTTTTTATTGCCCGGGGATGGTGCTCACCGGATGACCGGAGCAACCTAGAGTACCTGTACAAGCCGTACAAGGCCCTTGGTGGAAATGGCACCGGAGAGTCCCTGTACAAGAAGTGTCTGGAACTGCCGCTTTCGGCAGACAGAAATAAAAAGAAGGAGGAATGACTTATGGACTTTGGAATTGCAAGTGTGGCGGCAATCACAGTGATTGCGTATCTTGTCGGCATTGGCTGCAAGGCATCTGGATCTGTGAAGGATGAGCTGATCCCGGTGATCTGCGGATGCGTCGGTGCGGTGCTCGGCATTGCGGGGCTGTATCTCATGCCGGACTTCCCGGCAAAGGATGTCATCAATGCCCTTGCAGTCGGCATTGTGTCCGGTCTTGCAGCGACAGGTGTAAACCAGATCTACAAGCAGCTCACCAAGACAGATGCGTGAGAGGAGGTGATCCTCGTATCTCGGAAGCTCCTTCCGTTAAGGGAGCAATGTTACGTTTGGCTCTTCGGGCTTCAAAACCCGGAGGGCTTTTTGATTTGCAGGAAATAGAAGTTTGAGGAGGAGAAAATCATGAGTAAAACAGAATCTGCCATCCAGTGGATGGAAAATCATGCAAACAATAACGCATACGGCTACGACCAGAGGTATCGCTGGGGTGAGAGAGGAGACTTTGACTGCTCCTCGGCAGTGATCTCGGCATGGCAGGCAGCCGGTGTTCCTGTGAAGACAAGGGGTGCTACCTATACCGGCAACATGCTTTCCGTCTTCTTGTCCTGTGGCTTTGAGGACGTAACCGGCACGGTGAACCTTGCAACCGGAGCAGGCCTTAGACGCGGCGATGTCCTTTTAAACACCGCGCACCACACCGCGATGTACTGCGGAAATGGAAGAGAGGTCGAGGCATCCATCAATGAGAAGGGAACCGCAGTTGGTGGCGCTCCCGGTGACCAGACCGGACGTGAGTTTCTGATCCGTTCGTATCGGAACTTCCCTTGGAACCATGTGCTTCGCTACAAGGAGAATACCGCGACGAAGTCCGTAGACGAGCTTGCACGTGAAGTGTTGGCAGGAAAGTGGGGAAATGGTGCGGATCGAAGGAACCGTCTCTCGTCCGCTGGCTATGATGCCTCCGCTGTGCAGGCGAAGGTGAACGAACTGCTTCACGAAAAGGCTAAGCCGCAGGCGGTTTACTACACCGTGCAGCGAGGAGACACCCTCTCCGGAATTGCCAGAAGGTATGGAACCAGCGTATCCGCCATCCAGAAGCTGAACGCATCCCTGATCAAAAATGTGAACCTGATCCGTGTGGGATGGAAGATCCGGGTGAAATAACCGAAGATATAGCACCTGCATTACCCCGTAGATCTACCAATTTCTGCCCTTTTGTGAAGGGTCAGGTTTGGTGGTTTCTGCGGGGTTTATTCGTTGCTATAAACAGGCTTTAGAGTGATGAATAGACCAGAAAGGAGACGTGCAAACATGGAATACACAATCATTACCGATAAGAAAAAAATCATCAAACGGCTGATGGATCTTACCGGACAAAAATCAAAGTATCTCGGAATTCCGAGTATGGCCTACCAGGTCGGGAACTACACGGTGGACAGCAACATGATTTTATCCTTTGAAGAGGATGCGTATAATGTGGTTCCAACTCTTGCGAGGGAGAGGATGATCCACACAGGTGAGGAACCTGAGGAAGAAGTGATCCTGCCCCCGGTAAATGTTAAGAAACAACAGAAGGAACGCATTCTGCAGGAGGCAGTAAAAGAGCCGGAAAAAACTACAATAGGGATCGCTGTGCCGCTCAACCAGCACACCGGAAACAGCCTGCTAAGGCTAATCCACCTGATCCGCGCACACCAGACCGTCATGAACCGAGCTACGCTTGGACACTTTTCCATCGACGATGATTTCATTGCATGGATCAACATGCAGGATGAGGCGGTATATGGAGTCCGGAATTTCATCAAGGCTGTGGAAACCTATGAGGAAGAGCACGGACAAGTGATACAGGGGCTTACGGTAAAAGGAGACCTGCTGATCTACACCGGATACGGAGACGTTGATCTTCATGCCTGCCAAACTCTAACCGCTTTTATTAACGCAGCAGCAATTAACCAAAAATCGGCAAGCAGTTTTGAAAACCGAAATGGAAGCGACAAGTTCATCTTCCGGAGCTGGCTGGTGCGTCTTGGGATGACAGGACCGGAGTATAAAGAGGATCGAAAACAACTGTATCGTAATCTTACCGGATACACCGGCTTTCCTACGAAGGAGAAGTATGATGCCTGGAAAGAGGACGCCATGCCAAAGATCCTCGAGAGGACGAGAAAAAACCGGGAAGCATTAAGGACTGAAAGACAGCGTAGAAGAGAGGAGGCCATGTGATGGGTGAGATAACTGTATTACCGGCAACCAAGAAATTCTTCCAGACTGCCGATACCCTGGAGCGATCCAGAGGTGTCCGCGTAGCTGCCTACTGTAGGGTTTCCACAGACGAACAAGATCAGGAAAACTCCTATCAGAACCAGGTGGCCTACTATAAGCAGTATATTGCAGATCAGAGAGACTGGATCTTTGCGGGGATTTATGCAGATGATGGTATCTCCGGCATGAGCACCAAGGGAAGAGACGGCTTCAAGCAGATGATCGCGGACGCAAAGGCGGGTATGTTCGACTACATCATCACAAAGTCCATCTCCCGCTTTACCAGAAACACGGTGGACGGATTAACCATTGTGAATGAACTTCTGCATCAGGATCCGCCGGTCGGGGTCTACTTCCAGAAGGAAAATCTGGACACCATGCAGAAGGGGGTTGAGTTTCTGCTCACAATCATGACGGGTATTGCTCAGAGCGAGAGCGACTCTACAGGCGAGAACATCACCTGGACGATCCGGAGAAAGTTTGCTGCCGGAGATCCGCTGGTCAACCCGAACCGAATCTACGGATACCGGAAAGGCGAAGATGGGAGCTGGGAGATTGATCCAAAGCAGGGGGAAGCCATTCGCTTTATCTATGAGAAATACCGGGAGGGCTGGGCATCCAGGGACATCGCAAAAGACCTGATGGATAGAGGCGTTCCGGCACCGGGTGGGAAGATTTGGTATCCGTCTACCGTGATCCAGCTGATGAAGAACGAGAAGTACAAGGGCGATGTCCAGATGCAAAAGACGATCACCGTTGACCGGAAGAACAAGATCTGCAAGAAGAATGAAGGAGAAGCGAAATCCTACTACATCAAGGATCATCATGTGCCGCTGGTCTCACGGGAACTCTGGGAGGAATGCAACCAGATCACAAAGGACAGGGAAGCGGCAAAACTTGAGAATTTTAAAAAGAACCGGGCAAAACCACCGTTTAAGCTGTTGAATCTTTTACACAACAAAGACTATTACAAATCTCGTAACGAACGGTCAGTACAGAACTATGAAGACGAGCGGGGAGAAGGGCATTACTACTTCCGGCGAGAATTTATAAGAAGATACAGCAACGAAGAAAAATGGTATGAGTTTGCACTGGAGCAGAGCTTCATGGAAATGCTCTACACCTGCAAGGAAGACTACGAGACTTACGGAGACGGATCCGACATTGCGATGGACTTCAACGAGAAGTACGATGAAGCGAAACTGAATAAGGCCCCACAGAAAGAGCTGGAAAAGATGATGGAAGAGTACCAGAACTTTCTGAAGGCGCTCTCGGAGTTACCGACTACCACAAAGACCGGAAGACCGCTCATGGTCAACGGAGTCAACGCGCAGGGAACATTGATGCGGACCGTGGAAGGGTACATCATCCCCGGAGCCTACTCCAGACTCAAACATGGCAGGATCAATGTAACGGATGACAAGATCCAGAAAACCCCGGACATCTTAACCTTTGACAGAGCCTTTGCAGAGCGGTACTTTACGAAGATGGACCTGATCGGTGATAAGGCAGAGTACACCACAAGGTTCGGTGTCAAACTGAAGAGCATAAGGAATCAGCGAACCTTAAACGCATTCATGGGATACCGAAAGTTCGATGAGCAGGGCAATGCCTCCCTGGTGATGGAAGAGTATCAGGTGGTTCTGGATAAGCCGATGTTCAGGGAGAAGTGACCGGCATTTAGCAATCGTCTTTCAAGCCCTGTGGAAATTGGAAGAGTTAGACAACTTAGCTTTAAATTTTCAGATTTTCCTGATATAATAAAGTCAGGGTAGTATATACAAATCAAGAAAGAACGGCGGCCACATGAACAAGGATTTAGACTTTGAAGGAAAGCATAAGGAAGATCTGGAGCGTCTTCACAATTTGCGCCTGCTCGATGATGACTTCATGACGAAAGTCTTTGAGGACACAAAGTGCGCTGAATTTCTGCTCCAGATTATTCTGAAACGTGATGATCTGAAGGTCACAAAATCCACCAGCCAGTATGGAATTAAAAACCTTCAGGGGCGCTCCGTCAGACTTGATATTCTGGCGGTCGACCAAAAGAATCATGTGTACAACATCGAGATCCAGCGCAGTGATCATGGCGCAGGAGTTAAGAGAGCCAGATACAACAGCAGCCTGATCGATGCAAACGTAACAGAACCTGGAGAACAATATGAAGCGCTCAATGAAAGTTATGTAATCTTCATCACAGAAAACGATGTGCTGGGGAAGAGCCTTCCAATTTATCACATTGAGCGAACGGTCACGGAAACTGGAGAGCCCTTTGGAGATGAAGAGCATATTGTCTATGTGAACTCACAGATTAGGAATAAAACTTCTCTTGGCATGCTGATGCACGATTTTGCTTGTACCGAAGCAAAGGACATGTATTATCATGTGCTGGCTGATCGGGTTAGATATTTTAAAGAAGATGAGAAAGGAGTGACGGTTATGTGCAAGGCTATGGAAGATATGAGAAATGAAACTGCTAGAGAAAATACACTGCAAATAGCT